GAAGCTGGCAGCGATGCGCACGGGGTCGGCCAGCTGCGTGGCGAGGCCCGCCTCCAGCGCTTCGGCGGCCGAGAACCAGGTCTCCGCCGCCATCAGCGCCGCAATCTCGTCCTCCGGCTTGCCCGACCTTGCCGCGTAGCCGCGCGTCATGCCGGCTGCGATCTTGTCCAGCGTCCCGGCCATCTCGCGCATGTCCGCCGCGGTTCCCATCACTAGGCCGGAAGGGTCGTGGATCATCAGGAAGGCGTTTTCGGGCATGACGATCGCGTCGCCCGCCATGGCGACGTAGCTCGCCGCCGAGGCCGCGATGCCGTCGATCCAGACGGTCACCGTGCCCGCATGGCGGCTCAGCGCGTTGTGGATGGCCACGGCATCGAAGACCGAGCCGCCGGGGCTGTTGAGGCGCAGGTCGATGGCCGTTTCATCCGTCAGCGCGCCAAGCTCGGCGAGGAAGCCCTTGGCGCTGACGCCATAGGCGCCGATCTCGTCATAGATCAGCACCTCCGCGCCGCCGTCACGGGCGCGGATCGTGTACCAGCTCTTCATGGATCTACTCCTGTTCGGTCTCCGTGGCGGGCGCTGCGCCACCGTCATCGTTGCCCGCATCCTCCGGATCGGGCCGCGTCGCCGGGGTCGCGCGGGCGCCCTGCGTCTCGCCGGGGCTGGTGCGGTAGCGCAGGCCGAGGCCTTCGGCGCGCGCCGTGTCCACCGCGTTCTCGCGATCCACTTCCTCGACATCGTAGCCGGTGGCCTCGACCACCTTGCGTCGCGAGGCGATGCCGGCTTCCATCGCCAGCACCTGCGCCTGGATGTCCTTCAGCGGGTCGACCCAGTCCCAGCGGGGCGGGATCCACTGCACCATGCGCGCGGCCGCCGGGTCGGGCAGATCCAGCCGGCCCGCCAGCCGCGCGGTCTCCAGCCAGCGCGCCCAGACCGGGCGGCAGAGCTGATGCGCGATCACACCGTGCTGGAGTTGCTGTACCCGCCGGCGGAACTCCACGAGCTCGGCCCGCAGGCTCGAATAGTTGGCCTGCCGGACGTCCCCGGTGACCAGGTGATAGGGCAGCCCCAGCGAGGCCGAGACGCCCAAAAGCGTGCGGTACTGGAACGCCTCGTAGCTGCTGCCGACATCCGCAGGGCTCGAGAACTTCACGTCCTCGCCGGGCAGCAGCACCTGCAGCGTGCCGGGCTCGAGGCTGGCGATGGCGGCGCCGTCGGGATCAGCCTCCTCCGTGCCCATCATCGGCTCTTCCGGCGCGGTCTTGGTGATGAAGCCCGCGAACATCGCCGCAGTCTTCTTCCGGTCGAGCTCGGCGTCGTCGTACTGGTCTAGCAGGAACAGCCGCACCATGGCGGGCGCCACATGCGGCAGGCCGCGGATCTGCCCGGCGTCGAGCGGGCGGAAGACGTGCAGCACGTCCTCGGCCGGCACGCGCACGGTCTCGGGTGCGGCCACGCGCCGATCCGTGCTGTCGCCGGGATGGCTGCGGCGGAAGTGATAGGCCACCCGCCGGCCGATAGCATCGAACTCGATCCCGCAGCGGATGCGGTTGCCGCTCAAAGCGGTTTCCGTCTTCTCGAAGGGCAGCATCTCGGACTGGAGAAGCTGCAGCTGCAGCGGCACCAGCAGCCCGTCGTTCGCCGGGCCGCTCGAACCGGTGGCGCGGCCCGGCTCACCCCGGCGTGGGCGCAGCCGGACGAAACACTCGCCCGCGACGAACATCTCCCGCGCGACCATGGCCTGCAGACCGTAGAAGTCCGTCAGCCCGTCCGCGTCCGCCTCGTCGGTCCAGGCGAGCCAGAGCCGCTGCACCCGGTCGCGCTGCTCCGCGTCGTCGATCAGCGACGAGGGCTTGATCCCGTCGCCCACGAGGTTGGCGGCGAAGGCCTCGCAAGCATTGGCGGCATAGCCGTTGGTGACCACCAGTTCGCGCGCCCGCGCAAGCAGCTTCGGACCGCCCGAGGCGACCAGCGCATTGACGTTCTCCAGCGGCGGGTTCCAGCCGCGCAGGCGGCGCCGGGACATCGCGCCTTCGAGACGGGCGCGCACGCCGGCGGGGCCGCCCGCGGGGCGGCGGCGAAACCGGTCGAACAGCCCCATGGATCACAGCCCCTTTTGGCTCGTCACGCGCAGCTGCCGCACGATCCGTCGGCCCTCCGCCGCCGCGATCTCGCGATCCAGCGCCTCGATCGCCCGGTCGATCTCCGCCACGCTGCGATACTCCACGGTCTTGCCGTCGTAGCTCACCCGCGCCACGCCCGAGGACCGCTGGGCGGCGAGGGCTTCGCGGCGGGCCTTCAGCTCGGCGATTGTTGCCATTAGGCATGCCCTCTATGCTGAGGCTCCACCATCGGGAGCCCGCCATGTCGGAAAACATCGCCCGCGTCCGCATCGAACTCGAAGGAACCGACCCACTGGTCTGGCGCGAACTCGACCTGCCGCTCTCGACCACGCTCGCAGCGCTGCACGACATCATCCAGATCGTGATGGGCTGGTGGGACTACCACCTCTACGAGTTCGTGATCGGAGACCGGGTGTATGGCGTACCGTCTCCCGACGACGAGATCTACGAACGCAAGGTCTACCAGGCCAGGGCGCTCCGTCTCGGCACCGTGCTCGAGCGCGGCGTTCGCACCTTTCTCTACGTCTATGACTTCGGCGACAACTGGCAGCACCGGATCACCGTCGGTGAGGTCCGGCAGGGTGACGCAGATGTCGAATATCCGCGCTTCATCGCCGGCGCCCGTCGTGCCCCACCCGAGGATGTCGGCAGCATCAGCGGCTTCGAGGAGTTTCTCGAAGCGATGGCTGATCCCGAGCACGAGGAACACGAGTGGATGCTGGAATGGTACGGCAAGCCCTTCGACCCGGAAGACATCGACGAGCGACGCCTGCACATGATCATCAATGACCTCGCCGCGCGGCGGCGCGGCCCTCTGAAGAGCCACCGGACGGGCAAGCGACCGTGGCGGCAATGAGCCAATGGTCACCCCATGTAACTCGACCGCACCGTCCGGCGGCGCGCGGACGGGCGTGACGCAGGCTTTTCGGTCGCCTCCGTCGAGGCTCTTTCCTTTTCGGCCGCCAGCTGCCGCTCCAGGTCCTTCCACCGCGTCTCTGACCAGCGATCCGCGCCTGCGATCCAGGCGGCGGCGCGCGCGTAGACCCGGCAGTCCAGCGCCTCGTTGCGCTCGCGCAGCTTCTGCCATTCGAGCTTCGTGAAGCCCCGCCGGCTCTTCACCGTCACCAGCTGCTCGGCGGTCAGCTGCCGAATCCACTCGGTATCGGCCCAGTCCGGCAGGTGGAGGGTGCCGGGCGGACACGGCGCGCCGGCCGTGACCTCTTCCGCGGTCGGCCTGTCCTGGCGGAGGAAGCGGTAGGTCTCGGCCTTGAAGGTCGAGGTGGCCACCGACCACAGCCGGGCGCCGCGGCGGAGCCGCTTGCCGGCGACGGTCGCGTCAACATAGGTGGGGCCTGTCACCGGGCTCGCGCGGTTGAAACCGTCGAGCCCCTTCACCGGCGCCGCCTGCGCGAAGCCGAGCTGCCGCGCCCAGCCGTAGACCGCGCTGGTCTCGAACCCGGTGTCGATGGCGAGCCTTGCGATGGTCAGGTGCTGGCCGGAGGCATGCGCCCATGTGCGCCCCAGCAACTCCGTGAGCTGCTGCCAGCATGCCGGATCGCCGGGGCCGCCCTTGATCACCACATGATCGACGAGCCAGCTTTCCAACCCGCGGCCCCAGGCCCAGACATCGACCTCGATCCGGTCCTTCTGCACGTCCGCCCCGGCGGTCAGGAATACACCGCCCGCCGGCACCGTACCCGGCGTCCACGCCTCGCGCCGATCCGCCAGCCGCTGCCAGTCGGGCGCCTCGCCGGTCTCCATCCAGGTCTCGCCGAGGATGGTGTTGCGGAATGCCCGCATCGCCTCGTCGCTGCCCCGTGCCGCCTCATGCGCCCGCGCGATCCGGGGCCAGCCGAGCCAGCCGACCGGAGAATAGAGCGCCGACAGGTGATAGCCGACGGTGCCGGGGTCCGCCGCCTCGGCCGTCGCCCGCCATTCGCCGGCTTCCAGCATCGCCGTCTTGTGGTGCTCTGCGATGGCCGCGTCGCAGCCCTCGCAGAGGTATTCCGCCGTCTCCGGCCGCCCCTTCTCCCAGCGCAGCCGCTCGAACTTCAGCCACTGCATTGCCCAGCAATGCGGGCATGGAACGAAGAACCGGCGCTGGTCGGACGCCTCGAACTCCCGCTCGATGCGGCTCAGCCCCCGGATCGTGGGCGTCGAGACCAGGAACACCTTGCGCCGGTGGGCGAAGGTCAGCGACCGCGCCTCGGCCAGCGTGACCGGATCGCCTTCCTCGTCGGCCGAGGCCGGATAGGCGTCGACCTCGTCGAGAAAGATGTACCGCGCCGGCGTCGAGCGCAGCCCCACGGCCGAGTTGGCCCCGGTCATGATCAGGATGCCGCCCGCGAACTCCTTGGACAGCATGGTATTGCCGGCGTCGCGCGAGCGTGCCGGTTTGATCCGCT